GGCTGCGGCCTTTTTAAAGTATGGTAATGCATTGCAAGTCGTTAGAGCTGCGAGTGGACATGACAATGCTACAGCTGATGGTTCTGGTCTTTTGATAAAAAACGACGAGCATTATACTAATAGTGGTTATAACACAGGCGCTGGTTCTGTAGGTCAATGGGCTGCAAAGTTCCCAGGAGACTTAGGAAACAGTTTAAAAGTAGAGATGGTAACGGCTGACGTTACTACCAGTAATTACGACGCATGGGCTTTTCAAGGCCAATTCGATGGAAAACCTGGAACATCAGACTACGCAATTAACTTAGGCAGAAGCGCAAGTTACAATGATGAAGTACACGTAATCGTTATTGACGAAGACGGACTTTTCACAGGGACAGCTAATACTGTTCTAGAAACTTTTGCATTCATGTCTATTGGTTCAGACGCTAAAGCTAATGATGGCACATCTAACTATTATGTTGATGTTATCAATGCTCAGTCTAATTATATTAGATGGATGGACCATAAAACAACATCTCCAGCATGGAGTGCAGGTAGTTCACTTAGAGGATCTACTTCACTTTCTGGTGGATTTGATACAGTAGATTCATTGAGTCTATCAGGTGCAACTGATGATAATACACCTACTACAGCCGAATTGGCTCTAGCATATGACTTATTAGAAGATGCAGAAACAGTAGATGTAAATTTATTGTTCTCAGTACCTGATGCAAATGGTTCTAATACTTTAGCTAATGATCTAATTTCAATTGCTTCGGCAAGAAAAGATTGTATGGCTTTTGTATCACCACCAATTGCAGATACTCAAGGATCGGCAACCCCAGCTGCAGATGTAAAAGCATTTGTGGATTCTCTAACTTCAAGTTCTTACGCTTCATGCGATTCGACTGCATTATATGTCTATGACAAGTATAATGACACTTATCGTTATATCGGAGCTGCAGGACATATTGCAGGCTTATGTGCTAATACAGACCAAATTGCAGATTCATGGTTCTCACCAGCTGGTGTAAATCGTGGACAGCTATTGGGTGTTACTAAACTAGCATTTAATCCTAAGCAAGCTGATAGAGATACTTTGTATAAAGCAAGGGCAAATCCAATTGTATCATTCCCTGGACAAGGAACAATCTTGTTTGGAGATAGAACATTGTTAAGTAAGCCTTCAGCATTCGATAGAATCAATGTTCGAAGATTATTTAATACATTGGAAAAAGCAATCTCAACTGCGGCTAAAGCACAGTTATTTGAATTCAATGACGAGTTTACTCGTGCACAGTTCAAAAACTTGGTTGAACCATTTTTGAGAGATGTAAAAGGGCGTAGAGGACTAAGTGATTTCTTAGTAGTCTGCGATAGTACTAACAACACAGGTCAAGTAGTTGATTCTAATCAATTTGTAGCTGATATCTTTATCAAGCCAGCAAAATCGATTAACTTTATTACTTTAAACTTTGTAGCTACAAGATCAGGGGTCGAGTTTAACGAGATCGCTGGTACTTCAGCGTAATAGGAGATAACCATGGCAATTTTAGGAGTAGACGATTTTAAATCTAAACTTACAGGTGGTGGAGCTCGAGCTAATTTATTTAAAGCGACAGTTAATTTCCCTAGTTACGTAAGCCCTGATATGGAATTAACATCTTTCTTATGTAAAGGTGTTCAAATCCCATCATCAACCATAGCACCTATTGCTATTCCATTTAGAGGCAGACAGCTTCAGATGGCTGGCGATAGAACTTTCGAACCGTTATCATTGACTATCATTAATGATGCTAACTTCACAGTTAGAAATACGTTTGAGCAGTGGGCTAATGGTATTAATAACTTTGCAACAAATACTGGTCTAGCTAATATGAATGAATATATTGCTGACGTAGTAGTTGAACAGCTTGATAAAGCTGGTAATGTTACTAAAAAGTATGATTTCAGAGGTTGTTGGCCTTCAAGTATTTCAACTATTGATTTAAACTATGATAGTGAGAATACAATTGAAGAGTTCACTGTTGAGCTACAAGTTCAATATTGGGAATCAAATACCACTTCTTAAAGTAGTATAAATAATAATAGACGAGGGGATTAATTCCCCTCTGATATTATGGAGATAGAATGGCAGATTTTTTCGGATTCGAGATTAATAGAAAAGGCAAAGCTCAGCTTGAGCCTGTTTCTATTGTCCCAAGTACAGATTCAGATGGTGCTGGAGTTATTAACTCTGGTGGCCACTTTGGTGCATACTTAGATCTAGATGCAGATAAAGCACAAAACGAAGTTGAGCAACTACTCAAATATAGAGACATAGCTTCTCAACCAGAATGTGATGCAGCAATAGAAGATATCGTTAATGAAGCGATAGTAGGTGATCATAATGAATCACCAGTAAATATTATATTAGATAAATTAAATGTTTCTGACAAAGTTAAAACTATTGTTAGAGAAGAGTTTATGAATGTATTAAGTTTAATGCAGTTTAATTCATATTCTCATGATATATTCAGAAAATGGTATATTGATGGTAGGTTACCATATCATGTTATTATTGATGAAAAAAATCCAAAGGGCGGTATTAGAGAACTTAGATATATTGATCCGCTTCAATTAAGAAAGATTAAAGAAATTGAAGAAAAAACAGATCCTAAGACTGGCGCAAAACTTATTGTAAAGCAAGAAGAATACTTCTTATTTCAAGATAAGAAAATGAATTCAGCAGATACAGGAGTTAAAATACATCCTGATGCTATAGTATATACCACTTCAGGTATGTTAGATCCAGGTCGTAAGAAGATTTTATCATTCTTACATAAAGCAATTAAGCCTGTTAATCAATTAAGAATGATGGAAGATTCTTTGGTTATCTACAGAATTAGTAGAGCACCAGAGCGTAGAATCTTTTATATTGATGTAGGTAACCTTCCAAAAGGTAAAGCTGAAGAATACTTACGTAATATTATGAATCAGTATAGAAACAAATTAGTATATGATGCTTCAACTGGTGATATTAAAGACGACAAGAAACATATGTCGATGTTGGAAGATTTCTTCTTACCTCGTAGAGAAGGTGGAAGAGGAACTGAAATATCTACACTTCCTGGTGGTGAAAACCTAGGGCAGATCGATGATATTATATATTTCCAAAAGAAATTATATAGGTCTCTTAATGTACCTATTAACAGATTAGAACAGGAATCTACCTTTGCATTAGGCAGATCTACTGAAATATCTAGAGATGAAGTTAAATTTAAAAAGTTTATCGATAGATTAAGAAAAAGATTTTCCGATGTATTCTTACAAACACTTAAAACACAATTGTTGCTGAAAGAAATAATTACTGTTAGTGATTGGGATGACTGGAAAGAAAGAATTGTTTTTGATTTTATTGAAGACAATTACTTTAGTGAACTGAAAGAAGCGGAAATTGTTCGCGAAAGGTTCGAGCTTATTGCTTCAGTTGATGAGTATGTAGGTAAATACATATCAAATGAATGGGTTAGAAAGAATGTTTTACGTCAAACTGATGATGATATTCTAGAACTTGATAAGCAAATGGAAGATGAAGACGATGGTGAAGACGACGATCTTGACTTAGATTAACATCTTGAAAACTTATTTATTATAAATATATATTGAAGAGGAAAAAACATGAGTATAAATGAATTAATTTCTAGCCTTGGGAAAGGGGACAATGTCTCTGCTAACAAGGTTTTTGCATCTGTAATGGCAAGTAAAATGTCTAAAGCTTTAGATGCTCAAAAAATTAAAATTGCTGGAAGCTTGGGTAAAACCCCAGTTGATAGTGATAAAACATTGGATCAAGAATAGTAATGAGACTAGAAGAAAGCATTAGAGAAGAACTTATAAGCGAAGGACCAGGAAAATATTCAAAATCTGGTGATAAGCTAAAGTATCAATGGGGTGATATTAATCAAGCGTTAATGAATGCTGGTTTAAACCCTAAAGTAATATTAAATGTTCTTACTGGTCTTTCTAAAAAGGAAGTTAAATGAAACTAATATCTGAATACGTAAGTCATAATTTAAATGTCGTAAGTGAAGCCAATAAGAATGGCGAAAAGAACTACGTCATTGAAGGCGTATTCATGCAGGCCAACCAAAAGAATAGGAATGGCCGGATATATGAAAAAAGAATTTTGGAATCTGCAGTCGGCAAGTATGTCGATGAACAGGTTTCACAAGGTAGAGCTGTTGGAGAGTTAAATCATCCGGAAGGACCAACAGTAAACCTTGACAAAGTTTCTCATAAAATCACTGAACTCAAATTTGAGGGAAATGATGTTTATGGAAAAGCATCAATACTTAAGACTCCTATGGGTCAAATCGTAACTGGTTTGCTTGAAGGTGGTGTTAAGCTTGGTGTATCAAGTCGTGGTATGGGAACTCTTGCGAACAAAAACGGAACCATGTATGTGAAGGATGACTTTATGTTAGCCTCCGTAGACATAGTCCAGGACCCTTCTGCTCCGTCAGCTTTTGTTAACGGTGTTATGGAAGGTGTTGATTGGATATGGAATAATGGTATCCTACAGCCGCAAGAAATTGAGAAAATTGAGACTGAAATAAAACGTACTCCCGCTAAGCATCTAGCTGAAGCAGAGATGAAAGCGTTTAAAAATTTCCTCTCTAAACTTTAATAAACTCAAAACTTAAGAGGACAATATAAATGTCAATGACAGATGAAATCAAAAAAGTTGTCGCTGAAGGCGTTGAAGACGAATCAGTAACTCAAGATGAAAATCTCGAAAGTGCTGACGAAGTTGTTGAAGAGGAAGTTGAAGTTACCGAAGCTAAGGTAAAGGAAGAAGAAGAAGACGAAAAGGATTCTGAAGAAGAAGACGAGGAAGAGGTAGAGGAATCTGCTGATGAAGACGAGTCAGACGAAGATGATGAAGAAGAAGTCGAAGAAGTTTCTATTCCAAAAACTAAAGCTGGTGTAATTAACGCTGCTCTCGATATGCTGAAGAAAGCGAGAAAAGACGAAGCGCAACAGTTGTTTGCAAAGATGGTAAAGCAAGTATCTGAATCTGAAG